CGCGGTCGCCGAGCGCGAGCGCGTTTCCGCCATCATCGAAGCCGGCAGCAAGCACGGCAAGTACGTCGGCCAGAAGGACATCGACAACGCCATCCGCAACGGCCACACGGTCGAGCAGTTCCGTGAGCTGGTGTGGAGCAAGATCGAGACCTCCCACACCGACACCTCCGAGCTGCAGCTCGGCATGACCAAGAAGGAAGCCCAGCGGTACAGCTTCGGCCGAGCGATCGTGGCCGCCATCACCGGCGACTGGTCGCAGGCCGGCCTGGAGCGCGAGGCCTCGGCCGCCATGGCCAAGCTGACCGGCCGCTCGCCGGAAGGCTTCTTCGTGCCGTTCGACATTTTCCGCCGCGACTTCAACGTCGGCACGGCGTCGGAGGCCGGCAACTTCGTGGCCACCGACCTGCGTGGTGACCTGTACGTCGACGCGCTGCGCAACGCCATGGTCATGGCGGGCCTGGGCGTGCGGTTCCTGCCCGGCCTGACCAGCAACATCGACATGCCGCGCAAGTCCGTGCCCAGCACGCTGGCCATGCTGTCGGAAATCGGCTCCTCCAGCGAAAGCCAGCCCACCACGGCCAAGGTCACGCTGTCTCCCAAGCGCATCAGCGCCTACGTCGAGGTGTCCAAGCAGGCCATGATCCAGAGCTTCATGTCTCTGGAAAACATGATCCGCGACGACCTCATCACGGGCGCGGCGGTGCTGCTGGAGAACCAATCCATCAACGGCAACGGCACGGCGCCGAACATCCTCGGCCTGCGCAACGTCAGCGGCATCGGCACGGTGGTCGCCGGCGCCAACGGCCTGGCGCCGACCTGGGGTCACTTCGTCGACCTGGAGTCGGCCTGCGCCAACGCCAACGCCGAACCCGATCGCCTGGCCGGTTACCTGATCAACACGCGCACCCGTGGCCGTACCAAGCAGGTCCAGAAGGGCACCAACCTGGCGTTCCTGTGGGACGGTGGCGCGCAGCCGCTCAACGGCTACCGCGCGGCGGTCACCAACAACGTCCCGAGCAACCTGACCAAGGGCACCTCGACCACGGTCTGCTCGTCGGCGATGTTCGGCTCCGATTGGAGCATGGCGGTGCTCGGCCTGTTCGGCGCGCCCGACGTGGTGATCGATCCGTACACCAAGGCCGACACCGGCCAGGTCAAGATCACCCTCAACCAGTTCGCCGACTTCGGTGTGCGCCAGCCTGGCGCGTTCGCCAAGGTCGATGACCTGGTCGCGGGCTGATCGGGTCCTTCGTAGTGCAGCGGGGCGCCTTCGGGCGCCCCGTTTTCGTTTTACGCACGGCCAGGGGCTCGGTCGCTCCCGGTTCCGCAAGCAGGTGCCTCACCTGCGGCCGTGCACCCCCTCTGAGGCATCACTGCGAGGCAAGTGAACCATGGTCTGGCGACTCGAAGATCCCCAAGGCAACGAATCCGGCAAGGTGCGTTTCGACGTCCTGCCCTACTGCAAGAGCGGCATCGACATCGGCTGCGGCCCCAGCAAGGTGTGGCCTCACCTGATCGGCGTGGACAGCGGGCTCGACGGCACGCTGTTCGGCATTCAGATGAAGCCCGACATCGTGTGCGATGCGCGGCGGCTGGCCATGTTCGCCAGCGGCTCCATGCAAACGGTGTTCAGCAGTCACACGCTCGAGCACATTGAAGACCACCGCGCGGCCCTGGCCGAGTGGTGGCGGCTGGTCGCGCCCGGCGGGCACCTGATCGTGTACCTGCCGCACGCTGACCTGTACCCCAACATCGGCCAGCCCGGCGCCAACCCGGACCACAAGCACGATTTCCGCAACGAGGACATCACCTCGGCCATGTCGGAGATCGCCAAGGCCGGCGGCCACGGCTGGGACCTGCTGGTCGACGAGACCCGCAGCCAGGAGCGCGAGTACTCGTTCCTGCAGATCTACCGCAAGCGCGACGACGCCCGCTGTGTGTGGGCCATCGCCCCCAAGCCCGAGAAGAGTGTGGGCGTGGTGCGCGTGGGCGGGCATGGCGATGCGCTGTGGGCCAGCAGCATCCTGCCGCACCTGAAGGAGCAGGGCTACCACGTCACGGTCTACGCGGCGCACACCGGCGCGGAGATCCTGCGGCATGACCCCAACATCGACCGGCTGATCACGCTGCCCGATGGCGTACTCACCGATGACGAGCTGCTCGCCTACTGGGCGCACGAGGCGGCCAAGCATGACCGCTGGATCAACCTCATCGGCTCGGTGGAGGGCCGCCTGCTCGCGCACCCGAATGAGCTGGCCTTCTACCACCCGCACTGGCTGCGCCACAAGCTGATGAACCGCAACTACCTGGAGGTGGTGCACGAGTACGCCGGCCTGGACGGCGCGCCGTTCCGGCAGAAGTACTACCCCACGGTGGCCGAGCAGACCGCCGCCCGCAAGATCCGCGAGATGTCTCCCGGCCCGGTGGTGGTCATCAACCCGGCCGGCAGCGGCCCGGTCAAGACCTGGCCACACACCCAGCGGCTGATGAAGCTGCTGGCCGAGGCCGGCGTCTACAGCGTGGTGCTGGGTGACCTGCGCGGCGCCGAGCTGGAAGACGTTGAGCCCTACGGCTACGTGGTCGGCATGCAGTGGCCGGTGCGCATGGCGCTGGCCTTCGCCCTGCAGGCTGATGCCGTGGTCGCCACCGAGAGCCTGATCGCCAACGCCGTGGCGTTCGAGCCCATGCCCAAGGTGATCACGCTCAGCCACAGCAGCGCCGAGAACCTGACCAAGCACTGGCTGAACACCATCGCCATCGAGCCGCACGGCGTGGCCTGCCACCCGTGCCACCGGATTCATCCGCCGCACTTCGGCTTCTGCAGCCGCGACAAGACCACCGGCGCCTCGGCCTGCCAGGCCGTGGTCACGGCCGACACCGTGGCCGAGCTGGTGCTCGATGCCCTGCGCGCCGCCGGCAAGCTGCCGGTGGCCGAGAAAGAGGCCGCCTGATGCCGCTCGAATCTGACGCCGATCGCCTTGCCATGCTGCAGGCGCTCGGAGAGGAAATCACCGTCGGTGGCACCGCCGTGTGGGCCATCGTCGACAACGAGTACGTCGAGGCGCTCAGCGTCACCGGCACGCAGCCGGTGGCCACCTGCCGCAGCAGCGACGTGACCGGCGTCACCCGCGCCACCACGGTGGTGCGCGGTGGCGTGACCTATCGCGTGGCCAACATCGAGCCCGATGGCACCGGCATGACGCTGCTGCGTCTGGAGCGTTCGTAATGGGTCACGTTCGTGCCGACATCCGTGCCGCCGTGGTCACCGCCCTCACGGGCCTGACCACCACCGGCAGCCGCGTGCTGGTCGATGACCAGTACCCGGTCGAAGACGTGCCCGCGCTCGTCATCAAGACCAGCGAGGAAAACGCCGGCGAGTCCGTTGAAGGCATCCGTCAGCGCGCCGTGGGCGTGTCGGTCGAGGCCGTGAGCAAGCTCACCAGCGGCATCACCGCGCAGCTTGACCAGATTGCGCTCGAAGTCGAGACCGCGCTGGCCGGCAGCATCACCGTCGGCGGGCGCCAGCTCGCCGTCGACTACCTGGGCACCGACGAGCCGCAGCTCGACGGCGGCTCTGACCGTGGCGTCGGCCGCATGACGCTGCGTTTCCGAATCACCGCATTCACCTCCGCAGCGTCGCCCGGCACGCTGCTGTAGGTCTTCACCCGCCGGCATCACGGAGCAATTCATGGCAATCAGCATTTCCACGGGCACCGTGGTCGCCATCGCGTCGACTTACGGAACGGCCGTCAACATGACCGCCCTCACCAACGCAGCGGAAGCCGTGGCCACGCTGGCCGCCGGTCACGGTGTGGTGGTCGGCGACTTTCTCGAAGTCACCAGCGGCTGGGGCCGGCTCGACAAGCGCATCGTGCGCGCGAAGACCGTGGTCACCAACGACGTCACCCTCGAGGGCATCAACACCACCAGCACCACGCTGTATCCGGCCGGCGCGGGCACCGGCACGATCCGCCGCATCACCGCTTGGACCAACCTGACCCAGTTGCAGAGCATCAGCCTGTCCGGCGGCGAACAGCAGTTCACCGACATCACCACCATCGAAGACGTGATTCAGAAGCAGGCGCCCACCACGCGCTCGCCGTTCACCCTGACCGCCACGGCGTTCTACGACGCCGCGCTGGCCTGGTGGTCCACCGTCCGCACTGCCGGCGACACGCAGGCGCTCACCGCTGCGCGCGTGGTCTTCCCGTCAGGCAATCGCATCGTGGCCAATGGGTACTGGTCGCTGGCCGAGATCCCGAACGTCGAAGCCAACGCGCCGCTGACCCACCAGGTTGTTTGCGCCTTCGCTGTGGCCGCCACGCCATACGCCACCTGATGGACATCGCCGCCATCAAGGAGCGCGCCCGGGTGGCGCGCTCCATTTCCGTGCTCAGCGGCCCGCGGGCCTACACGCTGCTGCTGCCCACCGCGCACGAGATGGAGATCGCCGTCGCCTCCCGGGGCGAGGGCGAGGCCGGCGTGGTCACCTTTCTGCGCGCCCAGGTAGAGCGGGCGCTCATCGGCTGGGAGGGTGTCACGCTGGCCGACTTCGACCCCGCGGCCGGCGATTCCGGTGCAGAGCGCGTGCCGTTTTCGGCCGAGCTGGTGCCCGAGCTGCTCGATGCGCTGCCAGAAGACGCGGCCCTGCTGCGTGATCAACTGGTGGCCCGGCTTGCCGAGCGGCGGGCGCGCGTGGAGGCCGCAGCAAAAAACTGACGGCGCGCTTCGCGTGGGAAAAGTCCCGCGCCGAAGCGCAAAAGATGAGCGAATTCCTCGGCGCCGGCGTGCTCGATGCGCCTGCCTGGAATCTTGACGCACTCGCCGCCGCGCAGGCCTGGCAATGGCTCGGCGGCTGGCGCCCCGAGCTGCTGCCGGCGTACATGACGCTCGGCTGCGATGTCCCCGACCCAGACCTGCTGATCGAGCTGCTGCTCGTGATCCGAAAGCACGCCAATGGCTGACGCCAAGATCGTCATCAGCGCCGAAGACCGCGCCAGCGCCGTGCTGCGCGGCGTGCGCGGCTCGGTGGAGTCCAGCGTGGCCGCGTTCTCGCGGCTGGGTGGGGTGATCGGCGCCATTGGCGTGGGCGGCGCTGTGGCCGCCTTCCAGCAGATGGTCGGCGCGCTCGATGATCTGAGCGAGGCCGCCGAAGGAGTCGGCGTGTCAGCGGTGGCGCTTGCCGAGTTGCGGCAGGCAGCTGCATTCGCGGGCGTGGATGCCGGCAAGCTCGACAAGGCGCTGTCTGGCCTGGCCACGCGCCTCGATGACGCCGCCAAGGGCGGCGAACAGAGCGCCGCCATCTTCAACGCGCTCGGCATCGCCATCAAGAACAACGACGGCACGCTGCGCTCCACCGATGCGGTGCTTGCCGACGTGGCCGACAGCTTGGCCAAGTATCGGGATGGCACCGAAAAGACGGCGCTCGCCAATCAACTGTTCGGGGAAAAGCTCGGCCGGGTACTGATCCCGTACCTGAACCAGGGCGGCGACGCGCTGCGGCAGTTCGCGGGAGTCACCGAAAAGTCGGTCGAAGACGCGCGCAAGCTGCAAGACCAGATCGACAAGCTGAGCGCATCCTGGCAGCGGCTCAAGTTCTCGGTCGCAGGTGCGATCGCCTCGCTGTTCAACGAAGACACCAAGAGCGCCGAGGCGCTCAGCAAGACGCTGTCCGATCTCGACAGGCAGATCGATCGTGCCCGCGCTGCTCGCGGCCGCGAGCGTGAGCCGGAGCGGATCGCCGCCTACGACGTGGCGCTCGAAGGTCTGGAAGATCAGGCCCGCCGCACGCGCGAGGCACTTGAGCGGCTCAACCGGCCCACCGCCGAGGCTCGCCCGGCCGCACCGATCATCCCCGAGATCAAGTCGCGCGCGGCTGCCGGTGGAAAACCGCCTGCAGAAGTCATCAGCGACGCCCAGCGCGCCCTGGCGCAGTACGTGGCCGGCCTGCAGCGCGAGTCTGATGCGCTCGAAGAAATCACCGAGCAGGAAAAGGTTCTCCAGCTACTTCGCGCCAATCCCGAGATCGACACCGCGCAGGTCCGCGAGCTGCTGTTCGCCGAAGTCGAGCGCGTGGAGGCGGCTCGCCAGCGCAAGGCAATCGAGGAGGAGGTGCGGCGGATTAATGAACAGCAGGCCGCCGAGGTGGAGCGACTGCGCGACACCGTGCTCGACCTGGCCGGCGTGGGCGAAGAGGAGCGCAAGCGCAAGCTCGCCGAGCAGCTTGAAATCCTGATCCAGCAAGGCCGGGTGACGCAGGAGCAAGCCCTGCGCGCGGTGAATGCCATCGCCGGCACGACCAAGGAAATCGAAAAGGCGCGCGATGCGGCCGACGAATTCGCCCTCGTCTTCACCAGCAGCCTCGGCAAGCTCATCGAGGGCGGTGGCGGCGGCATCCGCGGCTTCTTCGAGGCGCTGGCGCAAGACATCCTCAAGCTCGTCACCCGACTGCTGATCCTGGAGCCCATCGCCGCCCGGCTGAAAGAGATCTTCAAGGACTTCGGCAGCGGCGGCGGCGGCGGCAGCCTGGTCGACTCGTTCGCCTCGTTCCTGGGCTCGGCATTCGGCGGTGCGCGTGCGATGGGCGGCCCGGTCAGCGCCGGCCGCGCCTACCTGGTCGGCGAGCGCGGGCCTGAGCTGTTCATGCCTGGCAGCAGCGGCCGCGTGATCGCCAACGGCGCCGGCGGGGCCGTCATCAACATCAACATGCCGGCCGGTAGCAACGTGGACCGCAGCACCGCCAGCCAGATCGGCGCCGCTGTGGCGCGTCAGCTCTCGGTGGCCAATCGCAGGTACAACTGATGAGCTTTCTCGAATCGCCCCGGTTCCCCGAGCGCATCAGCATCGGCGCGGTGGTCGGCCCCGCCTTCAGCACTGACGTGCTCGTCCTGCGCAGTGGGGATGAATCGCGCAACGCCAACTGGGCCAACGCGCGCGCCCGCTTTGACGTGACCCAAGGCGGCAAGACGCAGGCCGAGAACGATGCGCTGGTCGAGTTCTTCCGCCGCGTCAAGGGCCGCGCCTACGGCTTCCGGTTCAAGGACTGGTCCGACTACCAGGTCACCACCGCCGAGGGCGGTCTGCGCGGCCTGCATGGCACCGTGCAGGCCGGCGGCTTCCAGTCGGGCTACGGTGTGCCCAGCTACCAGCTCCAGCGCCGCTACGGCTCGGGCGGCTACCTCGAAGACCGCGACATCCGCAAACCCGTCTCGGGCACCGTGGCCGTGCGCCGTGCCGGCGTGGCCGTCACGGTCGGCGCGGGGGCAGGGCAGATCGCCATTGACACCACCACCGGCGTCGTCACGTTCGTGGCTGACCAGACCCGCAGCGTCAGCAGCCACACCGTGGGCGCCTCGCACGTGGTCACGCTGGCCAGCGCGTTCTCCCCCAACGTGGCCGTGGGCGGCCGCATCTACCTGACCGGCGTCACCGGCACCGCAGCCGCGCTGCTCAACGATCGCAGCCATGCCGTGACCAACGTGGCCACCAATGTCATCACCATCGGCACCACCACCACCGGCCTGACCGCCACCGGCGGCACCGCCGCCCTGTACCCGCAGCCCGCGCAGGCTCTGGACTGGTCTGGCGAGTTCGACGTACCCGTGCGGTTTGACTCCGATGAGGCCCGCATCACCGTGATCGACCGTTCCCCGGTAGGCCTCATGTACTCGTGGGAGGGGATCGGCATCGTGGAGATCCGGGTATGAAGGTCATCAGCCCGGCCCTTCAGGCGCACCTGGCCGGCCAGGTCACCACAACCACGGACTTGGTGCTGGTCACGCGCCGGGATGGTGCCCGCTTCGGTTTCACCACGCATGACAATGACATCGAGTTCGGTGGAGTCACCTACTACGCGCGCAGCATCGACACCAGCGCGGTGCAATCGCGCGGGGACATGTCGGTCGACAATCTCGACATTCAGGTCAGCCTGGCCGGCCCTGATGTCACCGAGGCCGGAATCCGTGCCGGCCTGTGGGACGGTGCCACCGTTCAGCTCTCGCGCGTGAATTATGCCGACCTCACCCAGGGCGCGCTGCAACTGCGGCGCGGCGAGCTGGGGCAGGTCAGCTACAGCGAAGGCGTAGCAGCTGCCGAGTTCCGTGGTCTCACGCGCCGGCTTGAAAACGCCATCGTCGAGACCTACACCCCAACCTGCCGCTATGACCTAGGCGACTCCCGCTGCGGCGTCAACCTCACCAGCTACACCGCCACCGGCACCGTGACCGGGGTCACCGATCGCGCCGCCTTCACCGCCAGCGCGCTGTCCGGGGCCGATGACCTCTACACCTTCGGCAAGCTCACCTGGACGGCCGGCGCCAATGCCGGCCTGAGCATGGAGATCAAGCGCCAGCAGGTCGGCGGCGTGATCACGCTCGCCCTGCCCATGCCTTACGCCATTGCGGCCGGTGACACCTTCAGCGCCGTGCAGGGGTGCAACAAGCTGCTCAAGACGTCCTCCGGCTACACCGGCGACTGCAAGGTCAAGTTCTCCAACGTGGTCCGCTTTGGCGGCTTTGCCGAAGTTCCGGGGCCTGACAAGGTGCTCCAGCGGGGCAAGAACTGATGGTCACGCGCGCGCAGTTCGTGGCTGAGGCTCGCACCTGGCTGGGCACGCCATTTCAGCACCAGGCGCGCGTGCGTGGCGCTGGCGTGGATTGTGTCGGGCTGGTGATCGGCGTTGCCCGCGATCTGGGCTTGGCAGACGTTCAGATCGCAGACTACCCGCGCACCCCGCAAGCCAGCCGCCTGATGACGGAATGCCGTCAGCACATGCGGCCGCTTGCGCTGGCCAGCGTTCAGCCTGGGGACGTGCTGCTGATGCGTTTCAGGCGTGAGCCGCAGCATGTTGCGGTCGCGGCTGATTATGTGCACGGCGGACTCTCCATCGTGCATGCCTATGAGGGCGCCGGTGCTGTAGTCGAGCATCGGCTTGACGATGCGTGGCTGGCGCGCGTGGTCGCGTCGTTTTCAATTCCGGGGATTGTGGATGAGTAGCTCAGTCGCCCGGTCTGTCACGCAGATCGGCTTCACCATCGCCGGCAACGTGATCGGCGGCCCGATTGGCGGGGCCATTGGCTCTGCACTGGGTGCAGCCATTGCCTATGAGCTGTTCCCGCCCGACCCGATCAAGGGTCCGCGCCTGGCCGACCTGAAGGCTCAGGTCTCCAGCTACGGCGGCAGCATTCCACGCGCCTGGGGCGCGGTGCGCATGGCTGGCAACGTCATCTGGGCAAGCGATCTGATCGAGACCGAAAAAACCGATGAGGTCGGCGGCAAAGGTGGCGGGCAAGAGGTCACCACCTACAGCTACTCGATCAACTGTGCCGTGGGCATCTGTGTCGGGCCTATCGCTGGCATTCGTCGCATCTGGGCCGACACCGAGCTGGTCTATGACGTTGCAGATCAGTCCGACATCGAAGCCCAGCAGGCCAGCGGCGAGTTTCGGCAATTCTTCACGCTCTACACCGGCACCGACACCCAGCTCCCCGACCCCACCATGGAAGCGGCCCTCGGCGCCGGCAACGTGCCGGGCTATCGTGGGCTGGCTTATCTCGTCTTCACCGGTCTGCCGCTCGAGCGGTATGGCAACCGTCTGCCCAATCTTGAGTTCGAGGTCATGGTTACCGCCACGGCCGGCGCTGCGGCGCGGTCTTTGGCCGTCACGGTCGACGCCTACTCTGGACAGGGCATCCTGTTTCCGGCGCAGGGTGTGGTACGGCTGGGCTCTGGCTCTGACAATCTGGTGCGCACGTTCTCGCTCATCGGCTCGGCAATCGGCATCGAGGGCCGCAGCGATGCCGAGATGCTCTGGCCTACGCTGGTCGGGGCCGGATCAGACCGTGCCATCTACGGGTTGATCGATGGCGCGCAGCTCGTGGCGCAAGTTCCAAACGCAGGCTCGCTCGGCTGGGTTCGCGTAATCACGGGTACGGGCGCTGAAATTGATTGCGCTGGTTTCTTTTCCGGCCGGTATGTTCGTTCCGTTGTTCCCTGCGTTGATGGCCGGGCGTTCCTCGTCGCGCTTCACACGGCGACAAGTGGATCTTCATCGACATGGGTTCTTCTGGAGTTCGACGGCGGCACTATCACGCAGCTGCGCACCGGCACCTTCATTGGCGGTTGGTTTGACACGTATCACTCTGGCAACACGGCTCAGGCCAGTGGGTATGCCGCAGCAGTCATGGAAGGCGACCGGCGTCACTTCTGGACGGCATATCCCCCAACCTTGTCCGTGGTGCGTGGTCGCATCGAGGATGATGGCACGATCGTCGGAGTGGCCAGCCTGTCATCG